GCAGTTACGGGGGCTGGCCTACAGCGCAGTTCCGCTATAAGTCTTGACGACGATGAAGAAATCTTTACCGATGTCACAACTGCGGGGTAAGTAAATGGCTGTTTATGGTGACAGGATACTTGTTGATGTATCTGTATCTGTCGGTGGTGCTGAACAGACTTTAACTGTTCAAAACGGCAGTCACGGCAATCTTGCTTCTAAGCCGACACTAACAAGTAAGAGAAATCTGTCGCCAAAAAGTGCTGCGCATGCCTTATCGAGCAGTACGGTTAATATCTCACGAGAAAGAACTTTATCAGTTCAAAGCAGCACATTAGGTCTTGCATCAGAAACCGCTGAACTCGCAACACCAAAAATTCTGACGGTTCAAGATAGTACTTTAGGGCTCAAATCTGAAGTACTTGCTCTTTCAAAATCAAATTATTTAAGTACAAAAAACTGTGAGCACGGTCTGCAATCTCCAGAGGCGCAGTTATCTTCGGATCGTTATATTACTATCCAAGATAGTTTGCACGGTCTTAGCTCTGGAGTTGTTAGTATACAGGGTGGTAGGACTCTTGAAATTCAGGATTCAGTTCACGATTTAAGCTCAGAAAATGTTGAAGTAACAAAGACCCAGGTCCTTGAAATACAAGATGCTTCGCATGGGCTTAACTCTGAGGTTGCAGCGATAACTCAAGATCACCAGCTTGATGTTCAAAATGGTTCACACGGGCTTAACTCTGAAGTTTCAAGTCTTACGGCTGGCCGGCAATTAACAGTTCAAAATGCTTCACACGAACTTAATGCGGAAGTTGCAAGTTTAACTCGGGGGAACTTGCTTTCTGTTCAGGATTCAGTTCATAGTCTTAGCTCTGAAGATGTTGCAATAACCGAAGGGCAAATCCTTGAAATACAAGATGCTTCGCATGGGCTTAGTTCTGCAACTGTTAATGCAACCTTAGATCGAACTATTGAGCCAAGAAATGCCTCTCATCAATTAAATTCTGAAATTATAAGCCTAAGCAAAAACCAGACTGTTGAAATTCAGAATAGCGTTCATGGTTTAAGTTCTGAGGTTGTTGAATTAATAGGGCCGCAAGTCCTGTCAGTTCAGGATGCTTCGCATGGTTTAAACTCAGAAGTTGTTGAATTATCGGGTCCACAAGTTCTTGCAATTCAGGATAGTTCTCATGGTCTTAATTCGGAAACCGTTGAGGTAACAAGCGCCCAAATACTTGATATTCAGGATGCTTCTCACGGTTTAAATTCTGAGTCCATCGAAATAAGCAGCAATCGGCTACTTTCTGTTAAGAGCGCATCTCATGGGCTTAGCTCTGATGTTGTTGGGTTGACAAGTAATCGTTCTTTGACGGTTCAGAATGCCACACACGGGTTAAGCTCTCCATCCGTTGCGATAACAGAGGCCCAACTTTTATCGGTCCAAGATGCTTCACACGGGCTTAACTCCGAAGTCGTTGGTATAACTCAGGGGCATTTACTTGAAGTTCGAGATTCATCTCATGCGCTCAATTCTGAATCTGTTGCGATAACAGAGGCTCAGCTTCTCAATGTCCAGGATTCAGTTCACGGGTTAAGCTCTCCATCCGTTGCGATAACAGAGGCCCAACTTTTATCGGTCCAAGATGCTTCACACGGGCTTAACTCCGAAGTCGTTGGTATAAATTCGGGTCAGCTTTTAACGGTTCAAGATGGTTCACACGGTTTAAGTTCTGAAGAAGTTAGTATAACCCAAGAGCATCTTCTTGATGTTCAGAGCAGCTTGCACGGGTTTAATTCTGAGGTTGTTGAATTAACCGAGGCTCAGCTTTTATCAGTTCAAGATTCTGTACATGGTTTAAGCTCTGAAGAAGTTAGCATAACTCAAGGGCATCTGCTTGAGGCTCAGGATTCGGTTCATGGTTTAAATTCTGAAATAGCTGAAATAACCAGCGGCCAGCTCCTCACAGTTCAAGATGCTTCACACGGCCTTAGCTCAGAGGTCGTTGAAATAACCGAGGCACAGGTTCTTTCAATACAAAATGCGACTCATGGATTAAATTCTGAAGTTGCAAATATAAGTTCTGGGCAACTTTTAACGGCTCAAAACGCCTCTCATGGGCTTAATTCAGAGTCTATTGAAATAACCAAGGAACGCATTCTTGAGGTTCAAAATGCCACTCATGGTTTGAGTTCTGAGGTTGTTGAATTATCTGGAGCCCTTGTTGTTGAAGTTCAGGATTCAGCACACGGTCTTAATTCTGAGGTTGTTGAAGTAACTGAAGCGCAAGTCTTATCGGTTCAGAACGCCACTCACGGTCTTAGCTCAGATAAGCCAAATATAAATTTTTGCGCTTATATAGTTGCTATTAGTTCAAAACATGGTATAATATCCGAGAAGTCGCAAATCGGAATTGGTTGCACCTTGAGTCCGGTTGACGCTGTTCATCAGCATGTTGCCGATAAAGTGACAAGGTATAGAACGCGACCAATTTATGCACGCAATAGTGCGCACGGTCTTTCAGGTGAGGTTTTAGACTTAACAAAGATTAAAAACCTTACCGTTGACAATAGCTCTTTAGAAAATAAAGCGTATATACCGACGAACTTAATAGATCGCCGGTTAAATATACAGAATGCCTCACATGCGAATGTAGCTGATGGCATGCTGATTTCGACTGACCAGTGGATAATAGCAAGTAACTGTTCACATGGTTTAGTTTCAAATCCGTTTAATTTAGTGAGGGGGCTAAAATATTCAGCTACATTTATAGCAAGGGATTCGCCTTATAATCAACGTGTTGAGGATAACGATTACCTATTTGTGGCGAGAGCCGCTTAGGAGGATAAATGGAATCTGAAGATAAAAAAATAATTGATTTAGATGAAGAAAAGAAAAAAAAGAAAAAGGGCAAAAATCATATTCTTGAGGTCCAAAACCCTATGGTTGGTGGTGGCGGATCTATAGCGGGGGGGAGGAAGGAATAACACAAAATGGGAATGTACGCATCGACTCACTTTTACGAAACAGGTTTTAAAACTTTTTATACGACAGAAGCAGCAGGGGTTGCGAAGGTAATTGTTATTACAAATACACAACATAGCAATATGTCATCTGCAATGGAATCTACCAATGCGCTTGCTTGGGCAACCGCATGCTCAAGTTCTGATTACACTGTTGTTTCTAACACATCAGGCTATAGAGTTAATGTCAGCACTAAGGCAGAATTAATAAATGCGACTACGCTCGAATCGACTGGTGTTGCAGGGCATATTCATGTGGGTACTACGGCAACTCTTTATTACGTCACTACTTGCACCACTAAAAAACTACAATCTGGTGATACAGTAACGATGCCGTGGTGGTATATTTGGATCAAGCAACCTACAACTATAGGCTAAGGGGTTGAAAAATGCCTGATGCATTTCAGGGTTCTGGTAGCATCACGTTATATCCAGGTGATGAAAACGTACCGATTTCAATGAGGTTCCCGCCATGCACGGGTTCAACCAAGAATGACGGGGCTGTGCCGTATGGCAGTACTATAGATACGGCCACGGCTACAGCCTCATATCTTGACGACGGCACGGCGAGTACGGCTTTAATCTCTGCGGTTACATATAGTAGTCATAAAGTAATTATCTATCTTACTCATAGTACTTCTGCGCCTAAGGGATTACACAGTGTTATATCCACCGTTACATGGTCTTTATCTGGATCGACACGACTTATGACCAGACCCTTTGACTTGGACAGAATTTTAGTTAAATGAACGAGATGAAATTATGAAAACCGTATTAGTAACCGGATCAACTGGATATCCACTTGCACTTGAGGAAATTAAAGATCATCTTCGGATAGAACGTGGTGAAACTATTGACGATGACCTATTAAAAAGTTACCGGTCTGCTGCTGTTGAATATGTCGAGAACTATACAAACAGAAAATTAATGCCTCAAACATGGAAAGTATATCTTGATGGTTGGCCGAATGAAGAATATTTAGAATTGCCATATGCACCATTGAGAAATATAAATTCAACTGATGGCATTAAATATACTGACTCAACTGGCAACACTACAACTTTTAATTTAACAGGCTCAACTACTTCATGGGGAGCAGACATTTATTCTGAGCCAGGGAGAGTTGTTCTTGACAATAACGATGATTGGCCGACTGATGTTTTGCACCAAAAAAATCCTATTGAAATCAAGTTCGATTGCGGATATGCTGCCACTTCTGATATACCCCGGAGCATAAAAAATGCGATGTTGATGCTGATTGGGCACTGGTATGAACAGCGAGAGGATTCTATAGTTGGGCAACCAATGAATATGGTTCCAATGGCATCAAGGGCTTTATTATCTCCGTATAGAGTGTTTAGGTTTTAATCATGCGAGCAGGATCACTTAGACACAGATTAATTATACAAGAGCCAACCAGTTCAACCGGTGGCGGGTTTGGTGCAAGTCGCAAGCAGGATTACCAAGATTTCAAAACGGTATGGGGAGCTATTTGGCCATTGCGCGGAACTGAACTTCTAACTGCTCAACAGCTTGGCAGTGAAATAACTTCTCGTATTCGTATCCGTTATACAAACGGGTTGACTCCAAGGCATAGAATACAGCTTGGAGATTCAACAACTTATTACGATATTCTTTCTATTATCAATGCAGACAAAAGAAACATTTATATTGATTTAATGGTGACAGAAAGTGGCTAATAAGGAATACGAGATAAAATGGTATGATGATGAAATCCTTGAAGCTTCAAAAGATCTTGTTAGAAAACTCAATAGGGCATCTGCAAGAAGAATAAAAGCAGCAGCAAAACGAAGATGCCCTGTTTGGGATGGAGAGGAAAGAAAAGTAACGGGGGGAGATAAATCGTGGAAGGCAAGAAGGCGGGGTGCTCTTAGAGACTCCATTGAAATGTATCCATCAAAATTTGATGAAGTTGGATATATTGTAATGGCTGGAAGTTATGATGTTTTTTATGCATCATTCGTTGAGCTTGGAACTAAAAGCTGGTGGGCGAAAGGTAGAGATAAAAGATATAAAATTCACGAATGGATGCGCAGACCACTACCCGAGGATCCTTTTTTAAGAGAACCGCTTGAGCGCGAAAGAAGACTTTACAATAAAAGAATAAGAGAAATTTTTAGCTAATGAAAGATTTATTTCAAGGTTTATGGACGTATACGCAAACTGCCCTTGCTACATCTTTTTATAATGGCATTGGTGGCAGGTTATTTCTTGAATATGCACCCGAGGGAACGCAATTTCCTTATGCAGTTTATAGCCTTGATAGTAATATTCATGATTGGCAGTTTAAAACCGACTATGAAGAATCATTAATCACAGTACATATCTTTTCTGATGATGAAGATGGAAGTGAAGTAATGGATTTAGAAAAGAAAGCGCGTGATGCGTTTGATGAAGCTAATTTTTCGGTTAGCAATCACACGCTTTTAAAGTTTAGATTTGATAATGAATGGCTAACATTATATCCTGATATGATTCCAAATAAGGAGATATGGCAATATAGTCTGCAATATCGCGCATTACTGCGCAAGTCAACATAATTAAAAAAACAAGTGGGGGGGAGAAGGGATAAATAAAAATGAGTGTGGCTGAAGGACGTAACGGAAAGGTTACAATAAATGAGACGAGCGGATCTAAAACAACTGATCTTGTTGCAGAATTAGGTGAGTGGTCGATAGGTGGTATCACTCGCAACATGATAGATTTTACGGCTTTTAGCGACGAGGTCTCAAAGCATAAACCAGGAATGCTCGACCCCGGCACAGTTTCTTTTAGTGGCTGGTTTGATGCAACCGACTCAACTGGTCAGGCAAGTTTGATAAGGGCATTAACAAGCGGCACTTTGATTCATTCGAGTTCTGCAAGTTGGAGCCCGTGGTTGTTAAAACTATGGAGTAATGACGACACCAACTTTGACGGTTATGGCTATTGGTCAGTTCCATCGGCTGCAAATAGCGGTATTTATATAACCGGTATGGAGCTTGGAACTAATAAAGACGGTCTGTGTTCAATCTCTTTTACTGGTAAAGTGACCGGTTCGATGATTGATTTTTCAACTGCATAATCTTTTTATGGGAGGGGGTTTGAAATGCCTTTTGATTTAAAGAACCTAAACGAATCAGCACGGTTTTATTGGCCTGAAAGTAATAAAACGGAATGGGTTGATCTTAGAAATATTCCAATCGGTGAAATTCGGAAGCTGAGAAAGATAGCAGTAAAAAAAGAAGTAGAATACTATCGACCAGATAATTCAGATGAGCGGCCATTTCGATACGAAGTAGAAAATATAGACGATGAGAAGTTTAGTGAATATTTGTGGGATTATCAAATATCTGATTGGCATATAACTGACCCAGATGGAAACGATATACCGTGTACACTTGAAAACAAAATGCTATTAATGTCTAATTCAATGGAGTTTGCTGATTGGGTTGTTAACTGTTTAAATCAGTTGGGGGAGGATAATAAAAAAATGCAGGATACCTTGGAAAAAAACTAACTCAATTCGCAGCGTGGATGGTTAAAGACCCCCCCTGCGATATATGCAGAAAGTTTTTCGAAAGAAAATCAGTAAAGCCAATTTGTGGCGGATTTAAATGTGGTAAAGGCAAAGTTGAGCCGCTACTTGAAGAAAACAAAGAAGCTATTTTTATTTTCAGTAAGGTTTTAAATCAGGCTATTTTTGCTGGTGTTGATGGTGCACCTATTGATCTTAATTTTCAATCTGTTGATTTTATAATGCGATTATATCGAATTGAAAATAAACTTGATTGCTTCGAAAAAGTTCTTAAAGCTTGGCATCATGTTGCGGAGATTAACAGGTCAAAGAAGAGGACAGGTAAATAATAGTGGCAAAAGCTGCAAAGTTAGGACAAATTTATGTTGAGATAAATGCTCGTTTTGACCGTTTAGAAAAAGATTTAAAGAAAGGACGACAGGTTTCTGAGCGGCAAACAAAATTAATGCAACGTACATTTGACCGTATCAATTTTGATCGTGCGCAAAATTCTCTAAGAAATTTTCAGCGCTTATTATTTACTGTTGCTGCTGGCTACGGAATAAAGCGTTTGGCTCAGAGTGCAATAGAGACTGCTGCAAGCTTCGAAGCAATGGAGATTAAATTAAATCAACTTACACGTGGGCGAGGCAAAGAAACACTTGATGCTTTAAATGCTTGGGCACTGGAGATGCCCGTTAATACTCAGAAAGTTGTTGACAGTTTTGTAATGATGCAAGCAATGGGCCTTGATCCAACCATTGAAAAGATGCAAATCCTAACTGATGTTGCTTCTATTTTTGGAGAAGACGCTTTACAAAGAGTAGCATTACAGATGGGGCAGATGTCAGCTATGGGTAAGCTTATGGGTCAAGAGTTAAACGTAATTGCCCAGGTTGGAATTGAGTCCAAAAGATATATACGCGAAGCCTTCGGTATGACAGTTAATGAAGTGCAAAAAGCTGGCATTGATATGCAGTTGATTTTAAAAGCTCTTTGGGATGGAATGGAAAGAGATTTTGGTGGCGCGGCCAAAAAAATGATGAACAGTTGGCAAGGTTTAAAAACTGTTTTTCAGAGTTATGTCGTAGAACTTGAAAGAAAAGTAATGGCTGCTGGTGTCTTTGATGTCCTAAAAAAGCATCTTGCAGTTATCAACGTTAGACTTGGTGAGTGGATTAAAAATAATGACGCTTTGATAGAACAAAAAGTCGAGAGCGCTATTCAGGGCATTTCAAGCGCTGTTGGCGGGTTGGCAGATGCTTGGCAGCGCTTTAAATCTGTTTGGGATTCAATACCAAGAGAGGCATTGTTTGCAATCGGTGGTGCATATGTAGGTGGAAAAGTGGCTGGTCCATATGGAGCTGGGGCCGGTGGACTTGCCGGATTAATTTATGGACTTAGAGACCCCGAATCTGAAATTGTTAAATTAGAACGAAAATTAAAAGACCTTAAACAGGCTATAGAAGAAGTTGAAATATCAAAAGCTCCTGGCAAAGAAAGCATGCTTTTATCTTTAAGCGAACAGATGCGGGATACTATAAATCGCCTAAAGCTTGCGAGGGTCTTAGCAACTGATTTTAGAGAAAATATTGACCATCTTTCGCGGCATGAGATGGAGCGCCTTAGAAGTAAAACGATATTGCTGACAAAAGATTTAAAAACTATCAGCGAATTAGAGCTAATTAAAGTTCCATCTATACAACCATTAAAGGCCGTATATGATGCAATGGAGGCTTTTGAATGGAAAAGATTTAAACAGGCTGAGATTTTACAAAGAGATAAACCTGTATTACCAACGCCCGACGAACAAGAAATAGCACGCTTTGAGCAGTATTGGACATTAATTAAAAATACAACAAAAATTGCAGAAAAAGAATTTAGCTTACTACAAGAAATGAGTGAAAGAACTTTCTGGGCAATGCAGCAAAACTTTTCTGATTTATTTTATGATGGTCTAACCAGAAAGCTTGGCTCTTTTGTTGATTATTGCCAAGCGATTTTTAATAGCATAGCTCGCGCATGGGCTGACCTGATGGGGCAAATGTTTGTAAAGTGGATTTTTACCAGTATCCCAAGTGTTAAAAGTTCGGGCTTTTTTAGCTCAATACTTAGGGGTGAAAAAGGATTAATTTTTGATCAGCTCGGAATGGTGCCATTTAGCAAGGGCGGTATAGTAACAGGTCCAACTATCTTTCCATTTGCCTCAGGTGGTGTTGGCCTTATGGGAGAAAAAGGGCCCGAAGCAATTATGCCTCTAAAAAGAACTGAAACCGGAGAGCTGGGAGTCAAAACAGATGGACAAGCTGGTGTCACAAATATTAATATTTATGCAATGGATTCAAAATCTTTTTCGGAATTTGCCGACAGAAATAAAGAAGTATTTACGAATCAAACGGTAGGAGCAATACAGCGAGGCAATAGAAATCTAATTAGTAAAATACGGATGATAAAATAATGGCAGTTTACCCAGATAGTAGTTCACCCTATGCAAACCCAGTACTAATAGACATTAGATATAAAACCCTGGTTAGTCAATTTGATGAAGAAGGAGCAGAAAACAGAAAGCAGAAATGGCTATTTCCCAAAAGAGATATAACGCTAAGATATCAATCTATCAGTAAAAATCAAGCTGAGGTTTTATGGGAATTCTATTGTGGTAGAAGGGGCTCTTATAACTCATTTGCATGGTTTGAAAGCACAGGCAAAGGTACTACATCTTATAATACTTATTCAAGTGAATATGTAGCAACTGGCGATAGCACCACTTTGATATTTAATTTACCTGCAAAAAATTCAAGCGCGGCAACTCAGGATGTTAATATAAATGGAATAGCGGTTACAACCAGTGATTACACAATGGCTTACGGTGGTGGCTCTGATGGAGAAGACAAAGTATCATTTGTTTCCGTGGTTGCTGGCGGCGCTGGCCCGCCTGTAACTGGTAGTATTATTACATATGACTTTACTGGAAGACTAAAAATAAGGTGTCGTTTTTCTGATGACATCCTATCTATTGAAAACTTTTATGACAGGATTTTTAATTCTGGTGTAAAACTAAAGGGCTTATTAAACGCATAAATGCGAACAATCAGTACAAATATTTTAGCGCAACTTGAAGCTGAAGAGCTAAGACCTTTTTATCTGCTTAGCATGGATTGCGATGGAACTGTTTATTACTATACCGATTGCGATATACCGATAACTTTAACTAATACCTATACTCCAAAAGGCTTTAAATTTCAACCGATTAAATATAGCATAAACGATATTGTCGATCAGGCAACAATAGAAATTGATAACGTTGACGAGGTAATGACTTCTCTTTTTGTTGGTGGCACTCCTCAAGGTGGAGATGTTGTGTTATCTTTAATAGTGCTAAATGCATCTTACGGCATTATAGATTCATCGAGTATTACTTTATTCGAAGGCGAAATAGATGCATGGAGTCTTAATGAGGGCAGATTGTCTGTTACAGTAACATCTATTTTCCATCAGTGGTCACAGCACACACTATCCAAGCATTCTCCATCATGTCGATGGAAAGTATTTAATTCATCAACGTTGGGTACTTCCGGCATAGAATGTCAATCAACTGCTGGTGCTTTATGGTGCGATAGAACCTTTGAAAGATGCGCAGTATTAAACAACTCATCTCATTTCGGAGGGTTCAGGTTTTTACCTGATATTGTTGATAAGGATATATTTTGGGGAAGAGTACAAAAATAGGTCTATATCAAAAGACATTTAATTTGCTCGGAAAAAAGTTCAAGCTCGGGTCGAAAGATCCGAGTATTGGTTTAGACTGCTTTACTCTAATAATAGCTTATTTTAAAAATTGTGGTATAGAAATCAAAGACGATGAATCTTTAGATGGTTTTAACTTTAAGAATTACAAGCATGCTTATCTTGAAGAACCATCAAAATTAATGGAAGTTGCAATAAAGTTTATAGAAACAAAAGCAAGAAAAATACCCATGTCAAATGCTTTGGCGGGTGATATTTTATTAATCAAAAATATAAATAATAGTATTTCTTTTGGTATAGATATTGGAAACGGTTTTGCTCTCAGTATATCAGAAACTGATGGTGTTATATCTCTAAGTAAAAATGACTTTGATATTATAAGGGCGTATAGATGCCGGGTGTAGAAACAGGAACTATTTTAGTTGGTTTGTTAATTTCTGCTGGCCTCGCAGTTGTCGGACGTATTCTCAATAATTTAACAGAGCAGGATTTTGATGATACAGATATTGGCAAGGGCCTAAGAACAAACACAAGAAGTACAGAGGAGCCAATAAGAATAGTTTATGGAACGATAAAAATAGGTGGGAATGATATTTTTATCGGAACGTCCGGGTATAAAAATAAGTACTTATGGATTATACAAACACTTGGAGAGGGTCCTTGTTATAGAATAGCAAAAAGTAGTGGAGTTGATCAAGTTTTTCTTGCAGATAAATTATATAATGAATATGGAGGCAATGTAAGTTATTGGTTTCACAGTGGTACAGCAAATCAAACCGTTGATAGCAATGTCTCAACTGCTTTTCCTGAGTGGAATGATCCACTTCCATACACGTCTTACATTGTATATAAATTAACTTATGATAAAAACTACTTCCAAGGCCTCCCCAAAAGATTAGTTACGCTACAGGGTCGGAAAGTATATAACTTTAGAAATGATATTACTGCATACTCAGACAATCCCGTACTATGCCTTTATGATTACATGACAAGCACAAGATATGGTTTGGGTTACGCCTCTTCAAAATTCGACACGACAAGCTGGACATCTGCGGCAAATTACTGTGATACAAAAGGCTGGGGTTTTAACGGTGTTTTTGACAGCATGCAACCGGCTCAAAACGTCATCGACCAAATATGTATGCATTTTAGGGGGCATCTTGTCTGGTATGATGGAAAAATATATTTAAGATATAGCGATTTAAATTACGAGTCATCCGCTCTAACGATAGAAGACAAGCATATTTTCCAAAGACCTGATGGTGAAGCGCAAATATCAATAAGTGAACCTTCAAGATTTGACAGACCCGATGCTATAAGAGTAACTTATATTGACCCCGATAAAGATTATGTTACTGATCAGGTAATAATTGGAGATGAGCAAGGAGCAATAAAAGACTTAAAACTTTCAGGTTGCACAGATAGGCAAATGGCATGTGACTTAGGGGTATATAATCTTGAGAGATCACAATTAAATCGTGTTATTACAGGAACCTTTAGAGACGACGCCCTGAAGCTTGAACCCCATGATATTGTCACATTTAATTCAGATGCTTTGTCTATTTCAGATCAAGCAATGCGGGTTCAATCTGCGATAATTCAAGAGGATGGCCTGATTAATTTAAGTTTACTCTATGACCAGTTGTCTTTATATGATGACGATTATAACTTCTCAGCCGATAGTACCTATACGTGTACCCTTCCAGATCCCAATGAAGCCCCACCAAACGTGACGAATATCACGCTTACAGAACAAACCTATAGCTATCGGCTGAGAACCTTTACAAGGCTTAGAGTGAGCTTTTCTTTTCCTGATGAATATCCGTGGCTTAGACATGTTGAGGTTTGGATAAGTTTTGACAATAGTACTTATGAACACCTATTTAATGTAACTGATGATTTTTTTATCGACCCAGTTGAAGAAAACGAACGATACTATATAAAGCTGATCACTGTCTCAATATGGGGGGTCAAATCAAATGGTATTATTGTTGATCAAACTATCACTGGGTATAATGACCCGCCAGACTCGCTTGACTATTTGACTGCAAGTGTTAATCAGAACAATATAAATCTGTGGGCTCCGAGGGTATCTGATCCCGATGTTGAATTATACGAATTTCGCCTTGGTGCTGCATTCAACAGCGCCGTTCATCTTGCAAGTTTAAGATCTCCCAATTTGAGCTTGACTGGCGTTAAACCTGCCCCAACTGGTGGTTTTACTTTTTGGTGTAATACTCTCGGGAATAATGGTTTATATGGTGATACTCCACGGTCTGCAACAGTTAGTCATAATGCCTTAAAATCACCACCCGACGGATGGACATATTCGGCTATAGATGAAACCGAAGATTACTTATAAATGAACAAAGAACTTGAAGTATATATGCCTTGTCATGGGCTTTTATCAACCAGGCCTCAATTAACATATTTGACAAGTCTTGTTGTTCAAAATGCTATGCATAAGCATTGCATAATCAATCCTGAGCCTACAACTGGCGGCGGTGTGCACAATAATACTTCTTGGGTTGAGTATGATTCAGATGATTATTTAAAATGCAGACATCAACACGGGAATTTGACAGGCACTTTTACTTCAAAGATATATGATAAAACATCAGAAGCGCGCCGATTAGTTTACCTCGAATCTGATATTGTTGTTATAGGTGTAGGCACTACTTGGGACTCACAATTACCTATAGTTTTAACTGGTTCAAATTTATTGACCAACGGCGATTTTGAAACATGGAGCGGCGACGAGCCGACCGGATGGACAGCGAGCAGCGCCGATGCAACTGAAGTATCAGGGCAAAGTGGAAGTGGCGCGCAGATTACTACAAGTGCAGCCCTTGGTGGTTATTACCAAAATATATCTGTAACTGCTGGTAAATGGTATCGGTTAGACGGTTATTATAAAAACGGGTCTGGTGACGAATTTCGAATTGCTACTTATGATGTTACCAATAGCGCGTGGATAGACCCAGATAGTGGATACCCCGAAGAAGATGCAGCGAGTTCATGGACAGCTTTTTCACATCTCTTTAAAGCCCCTTCTGGGTGCTCGTCTATACGATTATATTTAATGGGTACAAGTAATGGTGATATTATTTTTGTTGATGAACTGGTCATTAAAGAGATAGACGAAATTAATTCTTCAAGCTGGGATGATATTGGTATTAGCAGTAACAGTTGGGGAGATGTTTTCGACGTTAATCAGGCACCCCAGGTTTCTATGCGATTATATTATGGCGGTACGTCTCCACCAACGAGTTATGTTGATAAGATGGAAATTTTATCGAGTATTTTATATGCAAGATATTTCCAGGTGCAAATAACGATAACTGATCCAACAGATGAAATCTATGCTTATGTTCAAAATTACACCCTCAAATTTTTTACTTATTAAAGGATAAATTATGTCTCAGACATATACAGATAATTGCTTTCAGAGCGGCAATGTAGGCCAGACAGATTTGCAAAATATAGAAAATAATTTTGCTGCTTTAAAATCAAATTTCTCAGGAACTGGAGCTCCACCAAACGCCGTTGCTGGCATGGAGTGGTTCGATACGGATGCCGACACAGGTAATAAAGGTATTTTAAAATTGCGAAATAACGATGGTACATGGTATGGATTATTACATGGCGATACAACTCATAGAATCCCCGTTTACCGCAACACAGCGATAGATGGATGGGCAGTTGTTGCTGCTGCTGGTGATCGCCTAATGGCAATAAAGGGGGGCTCAACCTATACAACTGGGGGGGCATCTGCCGGTTCTTGGACCATATCGGGCATTAATACAGAAAGCGCACATTATCACACCCATAATCACCAATGGTATCAGAGCAACGCAGCGGATGTTGATGACGAGTCTTGGGCGAGCAATGGGACAACGGAAGTGACTATATCAAGAATGACCAAAACTTCTGCGGTTAGCTATATTTATGCAGTTGATGCCAGTGGTTCAAATGCCCTGGGGCAGGACTACTGGACTAAGGACGGTTCGGAGACTGGCACTGCACATACTCATACCCATGATGGAACTGATAGGTTGCTTGCTTATGTTATGACGTTACAGTATATTGATATTTAAGGGGGATCCGTGTTAAGTAAAAAAGACAAAGAGGATATTAGGAAAATAGTGAGGGAAGAATTTATAAAAACGCTGACCATTAAAGATGTCCAGATCGAGCGAGAAGGTCCAGACGGTAAAATAGAAAAAAGAATGGTTGATTTATTTCAGCCCGAATGGATTGCAGCGGAAATTCCCAATTTAGCCTACGCCCTGCGGGGGGTGCAGGAAACAGCGGATCACGCAAAGAATAATTCATGGAAAGTTGGACTAACTATAGAAAAAGTAATGACACAATTTAAAGCTCAATTAATTGATGATATTAAAGCAAACATTAAAGAATTGATATATAACGATGCGGAAATATTAAAGATTGAAAGCACTAATTGAAGAAGATATAATAGTAAAGTTAGATTCTCAAAATGGAATTGAAATTGGCAACCTCCCTGTTGGTGTCGGCCTTGAGCGTCTTCGCTGGAACGGATTTGCGATTGTTGATCTCGCAGATTTAAGCGAAATCTGGGTTAGGTTAAAAAATAACGTTTTTGAATTGCATTGTATTCAAGTCGTCGGTTCTGTTTTGGTATCAATGACTTATGCTGATAGATATAAACTAATACTTAATGATGGAATAATAAGATTAAAAACTGCTGAGGAAATTGAGCAAGAACGAATCGACAAATTGATAAGAATAGCTAAGGCAAAATTAGCTCAAAAAATAGGCTCGCTGAGTTTCGAAAAGCTGATTGATTTAAATCTTAGTGTGCTTGCTTTTATATGTTCGCTGATAATATATGCAAGGCAGCAACCGCAATATCTATCTGATTTTTATGATCAGATCATACCGGATATTATAGATATATTTCCATTAAACAGATGGGAAAGCAAGCTAAAGGCATTTGGAATCGACCTAAAGCAATTCATTGAAGATTATTACGATGAAATCGATGCAATAAATTAAGGTGCTAATATGAAAAAATATTTTTTGGTGCTGTTATTATTGATATTATTACTCATATTTAGTGTAAATGAGGCTATTGCCACAAGCAAGATGAGGGCTTTCACTGGATATGAAGGGGGTGGGTCTGGTGATCTTGATTCAATATCATGCTTAGTCTTAGCAGAAAATGACCTTGCTATGGTCCTTGATACTGATTCGAGCATGCTTATTTATTATTGGTTTGATGACGGAGATGAATCAGACGAAAATATTCCTTGGACTATAAAACCTGATAGCTATGCAGTTTGTGGCGATGGTGTCTGGAAGGCATTTACCGCATGGGGATTTGCACCAACTTCAGCCCCAAAGCTCATTTTTCGGGATTTAGATGCAACTGATTTTGATGATAATATTATAATCGGCGGCGACTGCTCTGCTACCGGCACCGGAGTCGAGGATTGCAACGCAAGGATCACGGCACAGCGTGCCGGCGGCCAGGTGGACTATGCACTTCTCCCTGGTGATGATGATGAAGCGGGTTTTTTAAAGCTGTGTGAGCTGACCGGCAACGGAGATAATTGCATAACCTTGGATGTAGCCGATTCACTTGCAGCCGATTATGCTGTGGTGCTGCCAAGCGAGTCCGGTACACTGGACATCAAGAGTGAAGTCGTTGGTATTCTTGTTTTTGATGATTCACAGGATGTTACAACTGGAAATGGTGCAGGAGATGTTTTCTTTAGGATACCCTCGAAGTTCAACGGCTGGGATTTGGTGGAAGTTGCGGCTCAAGTGCAGACAGCTGGCACGACTGGTAATCTTGATATTATGGTCTATAATGTCTCCCAAACATCAGACTTCTTATCAACCGCTATGCGGATCGAAACGGGAGAAACAGACACCATTACATCGGCCCAACCTGGTACAATCGACACTGGTAATGACGATGTCACTACTGGTGATAGTATAAGAATCGACATTGATGCGGTTCAGACCACAGCTCCAAAGGGTTTGTATGTAGAGCTAACCTTTAAGAAGCCGTAGGATTGATCATGAGAAAACTATTTCTTTTACTATTTTGCTTTATACTGCTTATATCCACTTCATCCTCTGATGGTTTTATCTTTGTCAGAAAATCTGGTGGCTATCTGTTCAGCTCAAACTGGAATGGGGCCGCCGATGCAGACGACAATGGCAAGTGGGATTCTCAAAATATTGATTCCGAATGTACGGTTTCCTCAGATCAAGTGCTATTCACATCTAATCCAGGTAACGATACAGCTTATCTGGACAAAGATTTACCGTCTGAATATGCTTTGGTTTGCGCATCTGTTGATTGGAAAACCGACAATCTGACTAGATGCACAGCCACGACACAGTATATAACGATAGTGCGTTTAGCAGACAGCGGCGGTCAATCCATTCAAAGACTACTTGCCCGATGCAATGCAGGCAACGACCTTGACCAGTACATGCAGTATTACCGCACAGATGCTGGTGAAGTGGGCGACAACTGGACTCCGACGGATTCGATAGAGGCAGACTCTATACACACTATAAAGATGTGTTACTATCACGATAGCAGTCCAAGCTCCGGTTATGCTAAGGTATGGATACAGGGCAATTTGGAGAGTAA